GGGCCAGCCACGCAGTGCACAATCACCCATCCCCCGTAGGGGGGATGACCTTTACCAAAGGAGCTCTGGTGCCCATTGAGTAAGACCTCACGGCAGCGGGATCTGATCCATTCCTTCGGGACTGGAATTCAGAAATCCGTTACTGTAAATTCCGTTTCAGGAACTACAGTTAACGGTCCCGTATCTGCCGCATGGCCTGACCTCAAGGGGAAACAGGTTACTGTTTCGGAGGGGCACCCCTTTCGTACTCTTTCTCAGAGTAATAAAGGGGATATTGGTGGTGAGTTCTTCACCCAGAAGACGTATGTGCTGAATAAACCCCAGCATATTACGGCCCAAGGTGTGAAGACTTCATCGTTTACTGGTCCCCCTTCGGGGACCACGACAACGACCGGAACCTATACAGGTCCCGTGTCACCAGTGCGCCCAAGCGACATGGTTTTTCCGGCTGCTTTTAACTCGACCACTGGTCAGTTAGAGGCAATTGGAACTACCGCTGTCGCTAGGTGCTCGCCCACTAACTCATTGGCCAATGCTTCCACTTTCCTAGGAGAACTGATCAAGGACGGCTTGCCGCACCTGATCGGTTCTGCTGGATGGAAGGACCGTAACAAAGTATTGAGGGACTCAGGTTCTGAGTTCCTTAACATTGAGTTCGGTTGGCTGCCTTTCGTTTCTGACATTCGCTCGTTCGCGAGCGCTGTCAATCGTGCAAGTGCTGTTTTGAAACAGTTCGAGCGCGATAGCGGAAGGCAAGTCAGGAGGACATACCAATTCCCACCAGTTAGAACTAGCGAGACACTTATCGTTGCAGGTAATCAGGGGGCCTATTGGACCCCTGGTTCATCTACAGTGGCAAGTGATCACGCTAGCGACTATGGTGATAGAGTTTTGACCCGTGAGACGGTCAAACGTCAATGGTTCTCAGGTGCATTTACGTACCATCTTCCTTCCGGATATGACTCCCGGAATCAGATGGATCGTTATGCCCTGTATGCCCAGAAGATTTTGGGCGCATCATTGACTCCAGAAACCATCTGGAACCTATCGCCTTGGAGCTGGGCCGCAGACTGGTTTTCCAATGCTGGGGATGTTGTTTCAAACATCTCCGATTGGCAGTCGTATGGCCTGGTTTTGCGCTATGGGTATATGATGGAACATACCATCAGTATAAATACCTATAGCCTCAATGGTGGGTCAGGTTTTCTGGCCCCCCTGAGAGTGAGACCCGTTTCTTTGGTCACTGAGACCAAGAAGCGTGTCAAAGCGAACCCCTTTGGTTTTGGGGTTAGCTGGAGCGGTTTGTCTCCGCTACAGCTCTCCATAGCCGCTGCTCTGGGACTATCCCGGAGTTAGAGGCAGGTTATATGCCTGCGTAAAAACACCAGGATAGGGGAAACCCTATCCAACCCTGAAGGAGCAATGCCTATGGCATTCACTGATCCCCAGTCAATCACCATCTCGGCTGTCACGACGCCGCTTCCCCGTGTGAACGTGGGAAACAATGCGTCGGACTATCTGAGTGCTGACGGACTGATCAAGCTCTCCGCGCAGAACGCCTACGGGCGTCGCACGCGGCGAGTCCTGAGGGTCGACCATTCGAAGTTGACTGCCGATCCGTTCATCCCGACTCAGAACGTCAAGGTTTCGATGAGTAACTACATCGTCTTTGACGTCCCTGTGGCGGGATACTCGAACGCGGAAGCGCTTGCGGTGTACGCGGGCTTCAAAACCCTGTTCACCGCCTCTTCGGACGCCCTCATCTCCAAGCTACTCGGAGGTGAGAGTTGACCTCATTTGAGAAAGTCATCTGGTGGTTGGTCACGTTTACCGTGTCCACCGTCCTGGTGTTTCTCATTTTGGGTCTGGTCCTGTCACTTGTGGATGCAGCGATTTCGCTGGATGCACGAGCGCTGGGTGGGTCGCCTTAGGCTAAGGAGAAGTTAACCTCTATTTAAGGAGGGCTTCTGAAAAGCCTAATGTTGCTCTGGCAAAGGGTAGCCGAGGAATCGGCTACTAGATGTTGCACACGCGCCACCATGGACATTAAAACTGTCCGTGGGCGCATCAAACATGAGGGGTTCTCGTTTTTGACGATTACCCTCCCTAGCTTTGGAAAAGACTTCGAAAGATGTCTTGAACAAGGCTTTGCGGACCGCCGTCTTTTCACCGGTTTTAGGTGGAAAGGAGGTCTCCCCCTATTTCTAGGAGGTTTCCTCGGTCGCGTGTTTGATGCTAGTAGCGGTAAGCTACTCGATGATCCATGCATTGATTCAATTCTTTCCATCCGTCAACTTACGTTGATGTTTGGTAAGATTGCCTATCCTTGTAGCGATACGAGGAAACGGCAAGCAATGCGTAAGTACATCGAGTGTGAGAAGGATGTCCTAGCGACGTCGAACCGGCTGTCTCCTATTGATTTAGAGAGATTTCACCGTGTGTCGACGCTTTTGTTTGACCGGGTGTTCAAACATATGGATCTTTTGATCCAGATGGGTGAACTAACGCCCAAACATGGGCCAGGTGTAACAGCTGATAAGCTTCTGGGAAACCAGAAGTATCGTCAGTATACTTGGCCTGCTAGACTCCAAGAGATGTTTCCATCACTGGATCATCTACTCCCTTCCCCAAACTTTGTTTGGGAATTGGAGAAGGTTGACATCCTCGAACCTGACGCAGAGATCCCCGTTAGGGTGGTCTCTGTGCCTAAAACGCTCAAAACACCTCGAATCATTGGAATTGAACCTACTGCTATGCAATATGCACAGCAGGCGATTCTACCGGTAATTCTCGATGGCCTAGCTAGGGATTACAACCTAGATGCCATGCTCGGTTTCGATGACCAGACGCCTAATCAGCGAATGGCTCGGAAAGGTTCCCTTAATGGCGAACTAGCGACGCTCGACCTGAGCGACGCTTCCGATCGTGTTTCGAACCAGCTCGTTTGTGAACTATTTACTGAACATCCTTCATTGTATAAGGCTGTTCAAGCATGTAGATCACTACGGGCTGACGTGCCTGGACATGGCATTGTGTCATTGTCCAAGTTCGCGTCTATGGGTTCAGCCCTCTGCTTTCCTATGGAAGCCATGGTCTTTCTGACCCTGATTTTCATGGGGATCGAAGATGGGCTTAGCCGCCCGCTTAATCGCAAAGATGTCAAACATCTGCGCGATCAGGTGCGCGTATACGGTGACGATATTATCGTACCGGTACGCTTTGTGCATTCCGTGGTGGAGTCACTTCAGCTTTTCGGGGCTGTTGTGAACTCACGCAAGTCTTTCTGGAATGGTAAATTCCGTGAGTCTTGCGGTAAGGAATACTACGCTGGCGAGGACGTTAGTATAGTCCGCGTTCGCGAAGCATTCCCGAACACCCGGAGGGACGCTGCCGAGGTAATTTCACTCGTTTCTCTTCGTAACCAGCTTTATTTTGCTGGCTACTGGAGTACTTGTGAATGGTTGGATGAAAAGATATCGGGATTGCTAAAGCATTTCCCGGTAGTCCTTCCATCTTCCCCGGTGTTAGGCCGTCATTCGCATCTCGGGTTTGCCACCCAAAGGATGCATGACGATTACCATAGCCCCCTTGTTAGGGGCTATACGGTAAGCGCACCGATTCCCGAGAATTCTCTCGAGGATCATGGCGCCCTGCTTAAGTACTTCCTTAAGCGTGGCGGGAAACCGTCATTCGATGAGAAGCACTTAGAGCGTTCTGGACGCCCTCAGTCCGTCTACATCAAACTGAGGTTTGCCTCGGCAGTTTAACTGCGGAGGGGGGGCGTAAGCCCTCGCGGGGGATCCAAGTTTGGTTTTCCGAAAGGCGTGTGCTTTGCACATGACCTAGGAAT